AGTGGATATACCTCAGACCAGATTACTATTATGGAAGGTATTGCCACTGACATCTGCTATCCCCTCATGGCATATAATGGAGATTTAATACAACACTATGGATCGAACCCATCTGGGCAAAATCTTACAGTGTATGTTAATTCCATTGTGAATGCACTCTTGTTCCGGTGTGCATACTATCATGTCACCCGTCACAGGACTCATGTGCCACTTTTCCGTGATGTTTGTTCTTTAATTACCTACGGAGATGATGCCAAGAGTTCTGTCCACGAAAAGTTCCCCGAATTTAACCACATCTCTGTGGCCAAATTTTTGGAGGAACGTGATATGAAGTTCACCATGCCGGACAAGGAATCAGATCCTACACCCTATATGAAGGATGAGGATGCTGATCTGCTCAAGAGAGCAAATAAGTATTCTGAGGATACAGGTATGATTATGGGGGCTCTCGATGAAGATTCTATTTTCAAGAGCTTACATGCCACGCTGAAATCCTCAGCACTCACGAAGGAACAACAAGCCATGCAAAATATTGATGGCGCTCTTCGCGAGTGGTTCTCCCATGGCCGTGATGTTTATGAACAGCGTAGATCTCAGATGAAAGAGGTCGCTGAACGAGCTGGAATTGCACACGGTTGCACCGTCTTGTACGAATCATACGATGACAGGTTGCAAACATGGAAAGAACGATATGCTTAATTGAGCATTGTCCTGGGAAGACAATAAAAGCATCCCCCTGGGCTTTCTCTCGAGCCCACTAAGCTAATAGAGAGTGCTCCGTATTGGATACCATGTTGTTAGTGTTGAGTTGGTCACACATACAGCATAGGCTTGCGGAGTAAAGCACCCCACCCTTGGGGTACCCCTATTCAGGGGAGATGTTCGCTACATTGAATCACCAACGCCCGCCCTGTGGATTAAGTCCTCCACAGGAGTGTACATAAAAGACTTACTACCATGTATAATAATGATACCAATAGATTTAATGTAACAATAAACGAAGAAGCTAGGGAATCGCAGC